ATGAACTCGTGATGGTCTAAGTAGAACTGACCAACCAGACTCTTGTCCTTCGGCATCATAGGGTCGTCGGGACCATCCCACCTCGTCGACTTCTTAACCATGAAGTGGATGTTCTTTGAATGCGCGAGATCACGGGCCTTTTCTATGTCTTGTTCATTGAACGAGAATGGAATGTACTGCCACCGAACTCGAACGTCGAATTCCTTCGAGCCCATCTCGAGAATCTCGATGACCTGCTCGAAGTCGCTCTCCGTAAAGTTGACGCGATAACCCCCGGCGCTACCATAGTATCCATCAACAGCGAAGCTTACTTGGTCGTCAATATCGAGCATTGCGAAGAGTTCGCGAAAGAATTCTTTAGATTTACCGGATCCATTGGTCGAGATCCAGATGACTTTCCCAGCAGCTTTGAGACGCTTGACTACCTCGAGAAAATTGGGGTGGTATATCGGGTCACCGTAAGAACCGGAGAGGATGATCTTGTCGAAGGCGGAAGCGCAGTAGAAGTCAACGAGCTCCATCGTCATGTCGACGTTCGCGAGCTTCTCCTTCTTCTTCATGAGCGTTCGCTCACACTTAGGGCATTCGAGGCGGCATCTAGTGGTAAGCTCGAGGGCGGCGGTCTTAACCATACTCGACCTCCTGTCCATTAGTGATCATAAACGGGTTGTCTTTTCCGGCGTCTACCACCTGCTTTGAGCACTTGAGTCTGCAGAACTTTGGAGCCTCAGTCGCTCCAGACTCTATGTCTCCGATCCACTTCAAGAAAGCGGGATGCTTATGGAAGCTGCCTATGTCTTTCGCAGACTTTATCCTGAAGTCTTCGCCTGAGAAGATCAGCTCGTTGAACCTAGAGTCGTATTGAGGGACGTTGCAGCAGGGAACCCAATGACCCGTAGCCGTTATCTGGTGCTCCGAGTCGTTCCTGCACTTTGGGATTATCTGAGAGTTTCGCATAATAACCATTGACATTTACCACTAAACTATATATATTTGGACTATGGAGGTAGACCATGGCATACGTAACGACGAGTGTAGATGTAGAAGTTTATCTGGAAAAGTTCGATGACGATGATCTCGTAAACGAGGTCAGAAGTCGCGGATACGAGGTATTCAACAAAAATGAAGTCAGCAATGTAAAAACTAGCGATACCAGTCACTATGATAAATCTATAAGCGATCTCTACAACACTTATATGACTTGCTCACCGGAACTCTTTAATAGAGAACTAAAAAAGTTCTTCCGTGAGTATCTAGACGTAGCTTTCATATAAGCCAGATGAAAGATGTTGACAAGTTCTTAAGCACTAAGAAACAATTGGACTCAATCAGTCCATCGATGTGCTATGCAAAGTGGTCGCAGGTTTCAGTAAAGCTCGGCGACGGCTTCACGCATTCATGTCATCATCCTAAGACGCATAAGATACCCCTCTCTGAAATAGAGAATAACCCATCGGCTCTTCACAATACTAAATATAAAAAAGAAGCGCGTCGTCAGATGATTGATGGCGTCAGGCCTAAAGAGTGTACATACTGTTGGATAGCAGAAGACTCTACAAAAGACGAAAACACTTTTAGCGATAGGATCAAAAAAAGCTCATATGATTGGTCAGCGGCGCTAGTTGATAAGATCGTAGCTGATCCACACGCCGACATCAATCCATCTTTCATAGAGCTAAGCTTCAATAACACGTGTAACATGAAGTGCAGCTACTGCAGCCCAACGTATAGCTCGAAGTGGGCTGAGGAGGTAAAGCAGCACGGAGGCTATCCAACATCTTCCAACTTCAACGGAATCGACGTTTCAAAGCTTGTGAAGCAGAGGGACTACAATCCATACATCGAAGCTTTTTGGAAGTGGTGGCCTGAGCTGAGCAAAGACTTAAAAGTCTTAAGGATCACCGGAGGCGAGCCGCTTCTGTCTAAAAACACCTTTGACTTGATCGACATGCTGATCGATGATCCAAAGTCCGACCTAGAGCTTAGGATCAACACGAACCTCAGCGTACCCAATGAGCTCATCGATAAGTTCATAGATAAGATGCAGCGCGTTCGATTGGCTAAAAAGAGAGTCTTCACCAGCTGCGAGGCGTACGGCGAGAAAGCCGAGTACATCAGGTTTGGTTTGAACTATCAGAAGTGGCATGAAAACTGTGAGAAGATCTTACGAAGCCTGCCTGACTGCAGTCTTCAGATCATGAGCGCCTACAACGCTTTATGCACTACCAGCTTTGACGACTTTATAAAAGACTTACTTTCGTTCAAAGGTAGAAACAACTTCTACGTAGATGTAGCTTTCGTGACGGATCCGTATCATCAATCTATTTTCATACTCGACGAATCGTTTGATCGATTCTTTAAAGATCACATCGAGACTTTTGAACGACACGGATTCTCAGCGCCTGAGACTAACAACGTCAAGCGAATCTACGACGTCTATAAGAATAGAAACAGTCATCCGGCCGCTGACGTAAAGAGGGGAAGGAAAGACTTTGTTAAGTTCATAGATGAGCACGACGCTAGGAGAGGCACTGATTTTTTTACGACTTTTCCTGAGATGGAAAAGTTCTACATCGACTGCATGAATAGAATGATCGGAGAATAAATGAGAGCCAACATAGTAGCGTATACGAAGTCAGAGAGCTCGACGCTCGATGAGTTCGTCGCATACGTCGCGAGGGTGTCTAACCCATCGAACCAGCACAACGCACAGACTTCTTCGAAGCTGATTAAATACTTGATCGATCATCAGCACTGGTCGCCTTTTGAGATGGCACACATCACGATGGAGATAAACACTACCCGTGATATCGCGCGTCAAATCCTCAGGCACAGGTCGTTCTCGTTTCAAGAGTTCTCGCAAAGGTACGCCGACCCGACCTCGACCCTCGGCTTCACATCCAGAGAAGCCCGTCTCCAAGATACACGAAATCGCCAGAATTCGATACACACAGACGATGAATCTCTACAGGGAGAGTGGAGACTCAAGCAGCGAGAAATCATCGAGCAATCGTTTGAAGTCTATAGCTGGGCTATTCAAAACGGAGTCGCCAAAGAACAGGCTCGAGCAGTTCTCCCTGAAGGCCTCACCCTATCTCGTCTTTATATGGCTGGCTCTCTGCGCTCTTGGATTCATTATTGCCAGCTTCGAATGAAGAAGGATACGCAGAAGGAGCACCGCGAGGTGGCCACCGACTGCTGGTATGAATTGATCCGCATCTGCCCCTCACTGAAAGATTTGAACCTCATCGCGCCATGATCACGTTTAAGAACACGAAGCTCGTCGATAAACAGTCGCTGAAGTACTGCAGGTCTTTAGCAGAATACGTCATGAACAAGTTCTTCACCAAGCAAAAGCAGTCAAGGATGAAGATCAGCGTGAACTTCGTACAAGGTTTGTACGACAAAGAACACAGCTACGCCGACTGCGTATGGGAAGACGAGCATCGCTTTGGAAACGAGTTCACGATTCGTCTCGATCCAAAGCAAAAAATTAACCTTCTGTTAAATAGCATCGCCCACGAGCTTGTACACGTTAAGCAGTGGGCAAAGGGCGAGTACTATGAATTGGTACATGAGCCTAAGGTATATAAGTTCAACGGAAAGAAGGTCGACACAGGTAAGGTCGACTATTGGGATACGCCGTGGGAGATCGAAGCCCACGGTCGTGCAATCGGGTTGGTCGTACAGTGGAAGAGGGACAACAAGATTCCCGCTTCCAACCTCATCTTAGAAGACTGACCCACAACTAGGAGTAAAACATGAAGAAGTATTTCATCGTCGCGGCCATGCTCGCGACAACCTCTGCGTTTGCTACGGACTTGCCAAACAAGAACAAAGCGCCTGCAGCTCCAGCGGCTAAAGCTAGCTCGGACAGCTTGACCGTAACTTACGGCCAAGACCTTGCGACCAACTTCGGCGCGAAGTCGAACGACACTTACGGCGTGTCTTACAAGAAGAACCTCGGCGGCGGCATCAGCGTAGGCGGATCTCTCTCGACGAGCCAAGCCGCGGCTTCAAACCTCAAGCAGAACATTGAAGGTCAAGTGGGCTACGCTCTTCCTGCGATCTCAGGTGTCGTTGTTTCAGGTAAGCTCGGCGTCGGTCAACGCTTCACGACCACAAACTTCCCCTACTACGCGGCATACGGCAACGCCGACTATAAGCTCGGTCCCATCACCGTCAACGCCGTGCAGTATCGCTACCGTGCGGCTTTCGACGCGGCCAACGACTACACGAGCCATCAGATCGGCACCGGTGTGACGTATGACATCACCGACACCTATGCTGTTTCAGCGAAGGTGACCCGCTCGTACGATACATCGCTCAATGCAACCGGCGACGCGATCTCCGGCGGCTTGACGATTAAGTTCTAAGTGAAGCCCCTTTGCTACGCACCCTTCATAGGTCTGTACGCATCTAACAAGGATGGGTACGCGCCCTGCTGCGTATCAAAGAAGTTCAACGACGCCGGACCGGAGCAATTCTGGTCCGGCGAAGTCATGTCTAGGATAAGGAAGTCCCTCCTGCTGGGAGAGTTTCCAGACAGCTGCGGCCTCTGCGCAAAGAAGGTGGCAAACAGATTAACCAGCGACGTCGACTACTGGGCGCATGAGTATAAGATGGCGGGTGAACCCGATACGTCGGATCCGAAGCCTATAATACTCGACTATAGACCATCCAACCAATGCAACTTAAAGTGTAGGATGTGCGGATCGGCTGCGTCTAGCTCGATCGAGAATGAAGTCGAGGCGAATCCGGGGCTGGCGAAGTGGTACGGAAAGCCTAAGCCTGAGCTTAACATCAACGATAAGATGATAGAATACGTTCAGTCTCTCGACTTACTCAAGGTAAAGATACTTGGCGGTGAGCCGTCGATCGATCCCGGTGTCTGGGACTTCATGGCGGCGATGGCGAACAGGAAGCGCAAGCCGACGCTTAAAGTGACCACGAACGCAACGAGTATAAACCCTAAGTTCATAGAGCTTCTCAAAAAGTTTGACAAGCTTGAGATGACGTTCAGCGTCGACGCGATCGGCGACACGTACGACTACATAAGGACCAACGCAAGATGGAAGAACACCGAGCGTAACATCTTAAGCTTCATGTCCAGCAACGACTGCAAGGTAAGCTTCAACGTGGTGTTGACTCCCTTCAACATCTTCTCACTCGACAAGCTGGTGGATTGGTTCTACGACCTTTGGTTCAGAGGCTATAAGTTCAAAGTAAACTTCGATGATTCCGACGACTTGACGACCAGCCTCTCATCGGTTTTAGTGGTGCACGTCGACGACGCCCTCAACTCCTTAAATATAAAGAAGCTGCAGGCGATAGGATCACTCGAACTCATAAGCATCCTTGAGAAGTCTGAGTTCGATCATTCCGCGCATGAATCTTTCAAGCGATTCGCCGCCGCTCTCGACAGGGTTAGAAAAACAAGATTGACAGATCTAGATTATAGGTTCCATGAGTACATTGAAGAAGCTTCCATCTGACACCTTCTGCATCCTACCATGGATACACCTAAGCACGAGACCCGACGGCTCGATGCGCGTATGCTGCACGGCGAACGCGTCGTCGGTCGGTCCTACGAACGATAAGGTTCACGGTGGACAGGTGGGAATCCTAAAGACCGAGGACGGCAAGCCCAACAACTTAAACGTCTCCGACTTCCTATCGAGCTGGAACTCCAGCTACATGAAGAACGTTCGCCTGCAGATGCTCGACGGTGAGAAGCCTCCGTCCTGCCTGAAGTGCTTCAAGGAGGAAGCGGCGGGCTACGTAAGCAAGCGCAAGTGGGAGACTGAGTACTGGTCGAAGCGCGTCGACATCGAGCGACTCATCGACAACACAAACTGGGACGGATCGGTTCCGCCTGAGCTCATATACATCGACTTGCGCTTCGGCACCAAGTGTCAGCTCGCATGCGTCATGTGCAGCCCTCACGACAGCTCGGGTTGGATCAAGGATCACCAAGCGATCTTTCCACAGGTCAAGAACCAAGTACTCAAGCAGAACATGACGTGGAGCAACAAGGGATCTTTCAATGGATCATCCTACAACTGGCACAAGAACAACCCAAAGTTCTGGGAACAGTTCTACGAGCAGATACCAAACATGCAGCAGATCTACTTCGCTGGTGGTGAGAGCACCATCATCGAGGAACACTACGATATATTGGAGAAATGCATCGAGCTCGGCCACGCAAAGAACCTCGAGATCAGGTACAACTCGAACTCCGTTGAGTGGAGGGAAGATCTATTTGATCTATGGAGCCAGTTCAAGCTCGTGCGGTTTCACTACTCAGTGGATGACATCTTTGCGAGAAACGAGTACATCCGCTATCCGTCGAAGTGGGAGCGCACTCAAGAAGTTTTTCACATACTTGACACGCAGACGCCCGACAACACCGAAGTGACAATCGCCTGCTCCGTGCAGTTCCTCAACGCCTACTACATCCCTGAGTTCATCAGGTGGAAGCTCGAGCAGAACTTCAAGAAGATAAACGTATGGCCTCAGACCGGCGGAGGCGTCAACTTTCACTTCGTCTATCACCCCGCCCACCTCAACGTCAAGGTGCTGCCCAAGTGGTTCAAGGCTGAGATACGTAGAAAGTACGAGGAGTTCATTCCTTGGTGGGAAGCGAACTGGCGAATGGGAGTGAGAGAGGACATCACCTACGACGAGTGGCGCAACAACAAGTACGGCGTCAAGACCCTGCACAGCATCCTCGACTTCATGGAGGCCGAGGACTGGAGCGTGCGTCTTCCCGAGACTCAGGAGTTCTTGAAGCTGTGCGACAAGCAGCGCGGGATAAGCTTCGAGGAAACGTTTCCAGAGATGCGAAATGTCTTTAGTTAAGGACGCGATACGCCAGTACAATGAGTTTTGGACGGGCGACGTCGACCCTGAATTCTATGAGTTCGGCGGGCTTCCGATACCGCTTTCGTTCTCATGGAAGCGCGTCTGCGTCAACTTATCCGGAGGCGCCGACAGCGCCCTGCTCATGGCCGCCCTGTGCAAAGTCATAATCGACAACGGTCTTAACACGAAAGTCGACGCCATAAGCTTCGCCAGGTGCTGGAGCAATCGACCGTGGCAGCCGTTCATAGGCGAAGCGGTGTTTAAGAAGATCAAGTCGATGTTTCCCGACGTGGTCGGCGTTCAGCACAAACCCTTCATAGCACCTGAGCTTGAGCACGCGGCCATCGGCTTCTTGACAGAAGACAACAAGAGTGCGTCGTCGATAACCACGAGAAGCTTCAACGACTTTCACTGCTTCTACAACGAAGACGTCGGAGCGGTGTTTCACGGCAGGACCAAGAACGCCCGCGACCTTCAAGACCATCCGTGGAGGATGCAGGTTCGAGACGATCCACGCGAGGAGGATATGATCGAGCGACTGGAGCACTCGGAGAAGTATGTCTTCAGGCCTCTGCTGCTGGTGGAGAAGGACTGGGTCGTCGATCAGTACATTAGGAACGATTGGATGGAGTTGTTCGACACGACTCGAAGCTGCGAGGCGAACATCGATGAGTTCAACAGGGGCTGGAGATACAAAGCGGAAGATCCCATAGTCGAGTGTGGTGTATGCTATTGGTGCGTCGAGAGAAACTGGTCTTTGAAGAAGACGTTTGGATCGACGTTGGTCTTCGAGGAAGTGGCGGCGGATAAATACGGTAATGGCCAACCTATCGATAAACGAACTTCTTAAGCCGGGACGAGAGTTTAGATCGGCAAAGATAGTTGAGAAGATGAAGTCCGGCAGCCCATTTGAGCTCGACACCGGAACCAAAGTCGTTCTTCTCTATGATAAAAACGTTGAAGACATCCTTCTTGATAAGAACAAGCTTTCAAAAGCTAAGAACATAGAGTTCACGACCAAGACCAACCAAAAGATCCCGCTGACTAAGATAAAGAAGAACTCTGAGTTTGGTGGAGCTGGGGGATCAGGATTGGGCGCCAAGGGTACGGCTATCGCGGAGTCGCTTCACGCTCTGTACGCTCAAGCCATCTTCGACTACGGATCAACTTCCGTCGACGCTTTGACGAAAGCTTCGAAGACGATCGATGTGACCGAGAGTCTGAATGATATGCTCAGCATGCCCGACGACTGGATAAAGTCGGCCGAAGCTTCGGCGAAGATAATTCTATCAAACTTCAAGAGCGGAAAGAAGGTTCGCTTTCACCGAGGCTCGAGGTGGGTCAAGGCGCTTGAAGAAACTTTCAACAGGTTGAACAAGCAGCACGGCTCGTTCTCAGACATCAACAAGTGGTCGCCCGCTGACATATACCTCATCAGTGAAGCGGGATCAAAGATCGACTTCAGCAAGGCGAAGAACCTCACCGACTTAAACTCAATGATGTTCAGCGCTCTCAAGAGCAAAGACGTAGTCGGCATATCTCTGAAGAAGGTCGTCGGCAACGGCCACCTCAGCTTCTACAACGTAGGCGATAAAAAGAAGAAGATCGAATTCAAGGACTACACCGTCGGTAAGACTGGCTTCTTTAATTCAAAAGACACGTTCATATTCTTCGAGGTCGACGGACAACTTCAGATGAGAACCTTCCCATCGTTCCAAGGTGAGATCAAGGGTAAGAACGCCAGTCAAGGTAAGATAGGCTACGGCGGAATCGCGTCGATCATTAGAACTAAGCTGAACGCCACGGCCCCCGACATCAACGCGACGAAAGCGAAGATAAAGGCGAAAGACTCAGACTTTCTCAAGAGCTTCTACGAGCTATACCTAACCTTAAGCAAGGACGGCGGCAAGGTCAAGTACGACGAGTTCGTCAAGAAGTCATACGAACTAAACGAGGAGTGGATGCTTTCAAAGTACCTCGGCTCCTCATTGATCGACGTGCTTCTCAAGACTAAAATCAAGGACGGCAGGAACCTGTTCGTCTCGGCGATAGTCGACTACGCGGCTTCTTCGACAGACCTATCGGGTCCATTCGCTAAGATTCAATAAATAGTTTTTTAGGGAACGCACATGAAGACTTTTACAGACTTTCTGACCGAAGCAGCCGGCGCCAAGCTCAAACACCTTGAGCATCCCGAGGACAACGCCGTGACTTCAGCCGCCGGCTTCACCCACGCTTTCAAGGCGCTTCACGACGTTCACAAGGCGCTGAAGGGTCAGAAGAGCACCTCGCACGTCACCACCAAGCTCGACGGATCGCCGTCGATAGTGTTCGGTCGCCATCCTCAGACGGGTAAGTTCTTCGTCGCATCGAAGTCGGCGTTCAACAAGAATCCAAAGATCAACTACAGCCACGAAGACATCGATCGCAACCACGGTCACTCACCGGGACTCGCATCGAAGCTCAAGCAGGCGCTTGAGCACCTACCGAAGGTGACGCCTAAGAAGGGCGTCTATCAGGGCGACTTCATGCACTCGCACGACGACAGGCACGAAACTGACACGCACGTTCACTTCAAGCCGAACACCATCAGCTACTCAATCAAGAAGAGCTCGCCCGAAGGTCAGAAGGCCGTCAAGTCGAAGATCGGCGTCGCGGTTCACACCAAGTACGAAGGAAAGAGCTTGGAAGACATGCACGCTACTCCACACGTTGACCATGAAAACTTCAAGCAGCATAGAGATGTACATCTAATCTCTACACAGGCTAAGATTTAATGGGTGATTGGTCAAAATTAATAACAGTTAACTTTGTAGGTGGTTATTGTGGAGATTTCATTTGCTCTCTTGTGTATAACAGCTATTATGGCTCTCAAGTAGATTTTTTTAATAGTGTAACCAAAGCTAAATTTAGTCCTAACATGGCGAGCTTTAAAAATATAGCTTTTGAAGGTGAAGGACTAAGAAACTTTGATATGATTACTAATCTTTATTATAATAATGATTTTTATTCAACGTTCGTTAATGATATCAATAGAGTTAGTGATAATATAGATTTTTTTGATTATGCTTATTCCCATGTTGCAAAAATTTATAGAACTTGTTATGATCCCGACAAACAAACATTTATTAATAATGTTCTTGACTACTGCAGAAATGTAGTCCCTAGTGATCTAAAAGATTTTACAATTATTACTCATCATTCTACTGATACTAGAATTCCAGAATTCAAATTTAGTAACATTTTTTTAGGATCACATAATATTGCTATTGTTAGCTCTGATTCAAAATTTGACAGATATTTTAGACTTTTAGGATATCATAAGTTTTATAAAAGATTATATACAGATAGAACATTAAAACAAGCATTTCAACAGATGAGAGCTTTAGAATCAGAATTTTTGATAAGTTGTGAAAGATCTGTTCTTAACGATATGGGTGAAATTAAAATTTACGTAGATAAATTTCTTTTCAGCAATGACTTTACATATGTTAAACAAATGGAAGATATATTTTCTTCTATAATGGGAAAGCAAATAGTCTTTAACAAAGATGCTATTAAAACATATAGAGAAAACAATAGAAAGATTTATTCACGATACTTAAACATCCCAGAAGATTTTGATCATGTTGATCCAATCAATGTATCAAAGATAAATGCTTTTATGGATGATGTAGAGGGTAAGAATGTCTAATTTAACCAAAGAACACAGTGATGCATTTGAACATCACATGGCAAAAGCAAAAGAGATTCATGACAAGCAGCCTCATGACTTTCACGACATCGTTGGGAAGCACGCCGAACACATCACGACGTACATAAACCAAACGGTGCGCAGCGGTACGAAGCCGACGACCAAGGGTCTTAGGGCACACATCGCGGCTAGACACCAGAAGAACATAGACGCGGTCAGCACACCAGCGGCCAAGGCGAAGAAGACGGAGTCGATGAACGCCGATCTCGCACATCACGACACCCATGAGCAGCACTTTGTAAACGCTCTCAAGATACACCATCACATCCAAGCGGCCAAGGACATATTGGTCGACGGTTTGAACAAAGCCTCGAAGCAGCACAACCCACTCGAGCACCACATCGATGGGAAGGAGACGCATCCCGAAGGCTACGTCGCACATCACAATGGACAGTCGATTAAACTAGTGAACAGGGGCGAGTTCTCACGAGCGAACTTCGCGGCGACTAAAGCATGGAAGACTGGTCAAAGCTGATCACCATAAACTACCCGCACGGGTACCATGGTGACTTCATCGCATGCCTCATAACCAACACCAAGCCGATTCTCAGCGAGGGCCTCACCGCGACCTACACGACTCCAGAGGTGACGTCGTCGTTCGGTGTAAAGAACCTCGATGCGATCGTTGGTATGCACCTAAGCATGGACTGCAGGCACGTCTTATTCGATGATGAGTCTGAGTTCGCCAGAAGACAGGTTAACTACTACAGCCAGCTTCACGGCGAAGACTTTAGGCAGAACTTGAAAGAAGACCTTCGCTGGAAGCTCGATCACCTGCACGGAGTGAAGACGGTCTTCAACACCCACTACTGCAAGCACCAATCTTTCCTTCCGCTGCAAGAGGTGTTTCCCGGATCCCTCAACGTCTACCTTACGCTTGAGAACCCCAACAACAAACGAATATATGACTTCTTGTTTGAGCATAAGATACTGCACCACTACAGAAACATGACGGCGTATAGGTTCTATAGAAACCATCACAGCGATCCTCGAGACGCCGAGAAACCCATATACGTCGACAGGCTCATGGCCGAAGATGGATACGTGTACGCGAAGATCGTTGAGCACATGTTCGACAGCTGGTTCGACCTCGAGGCCTTAAGCGAATACAAGCGACTGAACAAAGAACTACTTCTACAGAATGGATACGAATATGAAGCTCTTGATCACTGGTAACCCTGAGTTCGGTCTAGCCAGAGCGCTGCATGAGATATACCCCGACGCCGATTTTATAAGCAGGAAGACCGGTCACGACCTATGTAAGAAGGAGCATAGGCGATGGGTCGCCGTCGAGTGCATCGGGTACGACGTCTTAATAAACAACTCCGCCCTACACGAGTTCAACCAGACCCTATTGCTCGAGGAGGTGTACACCGCCGCTCTGAAGTACAGCCATAACCTGCACATCATAAACATCGGCAGCACCACGGACAAAACGAACTCATCGCGCGTCTGGATGTACAACGCCGAGAAGAAGGCGCTCAGGGACGTCAACAACACGATGGGTCTCGCGGCAAACTGGAGGAAGGATGAGGGGCCTAAGGTGACCTACATAAGCTTCGGTACGCTATCGAACAACCAGCACAAGCACCCCGATCGCAGGTGCATAGACATCGAGCAGGCGGCGAGGTATATAAAGTGGGTGGTGGATCAACCCAAGTACTTGTCTATAAATGAGTTGAGCATCGACAGGATGCAGAGTGACACATGGATCAGCTGAGCTGGAGCAACTACGACTTCACCAAGATACCGTTCGACAGGATCGTGAAGGTCGGTCAGCGAACGATGCTGTATCGCGATATGTTCGTGGTGAGCTGGATCCTTGGTAGGTTCTGCAACTACAACTGCTCCTACTGCTGGCCGTACGCAAACAGCCGCACCAAGGATCACCGACCGACCGAGCTCTGCCTCAAGACGATCGATGAGATCAAGCGCCAGTCGCGAAGGAACGGCTTCAACAGCTACCACTTCAGCTTGTCGGGAGGCGAGCCGACCTTCCATCCGGGATACCTAGACATACTTCAGCACCTAGCCGACGACGTCCCAAACTGCAACTACACCTCGGTCCACATGACGTCGAACTGCTCGCAGAGCATGAAGTTCTTTGAGAAGTACGTTCGCATCGCGTCGAACTTCAACCGAGCGTCGGTGACCGCGAGCTTTCACAAGGAGCACCTCAACACGCCTGAGAAGGTCGCGGAGTTCGCCGACAAGCTTGAGTTCTTTCAGAGCTGGGACATACAGGTCACGATCAACATGGTCATGGTGCCGCAGTGGTTCTATGAGCTCTACGACGAGGCGATGTACTTCCACGATCGCGGGATCAACGTCACGCTCAAGCCGCAGAGCGACCCTAAGGCTTCGGTCGTCGTTCCGGGATACACCGACCACATGCTGCAGATCCTATGGAACGGGATGCCGCAGAGGTTCTTCACCGACACCAAGAAGAAGTTCATCAGGCCCAAGCCTAAGAAGCCCTTGGAAGACATCGCGATTGAGAACGACAACAAGGTTCCTCAGGACTTTCAGGTCGAGCTCACCGACGAGCTCGGGAACAAGTGGTACATGGATCAGTCGGAGAGGTTCAACGCCTTCAACTTCAATAAGTTCGAGGGATGGATGTGCAACTCAGGATACCAGTCCTGCATCATCCGCGAGCCCGATGGGTCGATCAAGAGAAGCTACAGCTGCCACGACAAGCCGCTCGGAAACATCGAGACCGGATTCGAGCTCTTTCCTAAACCGGTCATATGCACGACCAAGACCTGCGTCTCAAGCGCGGACAGCAAGATACCAAAGAGGTTGATGAATGTCTAACCAACAGTTTACGGTGAAGCAAGTTCCCGGATACGAAGCAAAAGTCAGGCGTGAGAAGATCGACGACGTCGATGAGTGGCTCTGGCCTTGGGACGACCAAGGCCTATGGCTCGGGCCGAGTCAGGAGTGGTCACCGATCAAGGAGCTGATCCTTGAACACTGCCCATCTAGACATACGGTGTTGCAGGCCGGAGGCGCCTGCGGCATGTACCCGAGGCTGCTGTCGAACATATTCGAGCGGGTGGTGACGTTCGAGCCCGATCCGATCAACTTCTTCTTCCTATCGCACAACTGCAAGGACAAGCGCATCACCAAGATCAACGGGGTCTTAGGCAACGAGAACAGGTGGTCAACCTTCTGCTACCCAGCGGAAAACAACCGAGGAACCGGATCGATCAACTTCAACGCCGACGATCCTACGGCCGGCGACACCGTGATGTTCCGCGGGGACAGCATGGTCTTTAAGAAGCTTGACCTGATCTACCTCGACATCGAGGGCGGAGAGTACAATGCAATCACAGGATTGATAAATACAATTAGACTACATAAACCCGTAATCATATGTGAAAACGCGCACGCCGGACCATTAGACTACCTGACTCAGTTCGGATACAAGGCGATCGCGCGATCTCACTCAGACACCCTAATGAAGATCGAAGAATGAGCACTAACGACACCGGAACTTCAGGGTCCCCTAAGGGCAGCAAGAAGCTTCAAGCTCGAAAGGTCAATGACGACATTGAGAAGAAGGGTGCCACGATCAGCGGCGGGAAGCCTAACCCGATCAACATCAATCCGGTTCAGGAGCAGGCCGAGCAGACGGCCGTCACAAACCTCAACATGAGGGCGCAGCCTCTCCATAAAGGGCACGTCAAAGTCATACAGGCGGTCGAGGACGAAGCCAAGCGCGTCGGCGGATCGGCCCACATCGTCACCTCGCACTCAGAGGGCGACGAGAAGAACCCGATTCCCGTGTCTAAGAAGATGAGCTACCTGCGCAAGGTGGCCTCCCAAGGCACGCACGTCATGTCGACGTCTAGGGAAGCACCGAGCCCGCTTCACACCGCGGCGCGTCTCAACAGGCACGCCCACCACCTAGTCGTGGTCGCGGGCAGCGATCGCGCCGGCGAGTACGAGAAGCTTCTCAACAAGTACAACGGTAAAGAGGGCCCTCACGGGTACTACAACTTCAAGTCGATCAAGGTCAAGTCGATAGGACGCGATCCCGACGCCGAGGGAACCGAGGGGATCTCCGGCACCAAGATGCGTGAGCACGCCAAGAGCGGGAACATCTCCGGATTCAAAGCGGGACTTCCACCTGAGCTGCACCAGCACGCGGAGGAGATGATGAGCGACATCAACAAATCAAGCAAGAAGAAGGTCAGGGAGAGCGTTGATGAGACGTTCACCGAGAAGTTCATCGACACAGCGGACACCGAGAAAGTTCTCGAAGCGATCGAGACCGCACACCGCGAAGCCCTCGCCCGCAGGGGAGACAGGAAGAAGCTCGAGTACGTCGCGCGCAAGGACCAAGATCGCAAGACGAGCTCGGTGCCGTATCGCCAAGACTCGATAAAGAAGCAGATCGTCGACGAGGACGCGCTCAACGTTTCCCTCAACAACAAGTTCAAGACCGCTTCGACACCTAAGCTTCCGAATACAAAAGACTTCAATCCATCCATGTTCAAAGACAAACCAGCGGGCGCGAAGATGCCGAACACCAAAGACTTCAACCCACCGATGTTCAACAAGGAAGCCTACGGCAAGGGATACAAATCGCCCGCGGACAAGATCGCCGCTGCCGCTAAGAGGTTGGGAAAGAAGGACCCGCTTCAGGGCATGGCTGACGCCGCTGAGAGGCTCAAGCAGAACGCCGCCGACTATCAGAAGATAGTCGATAAAGACAAGAAGAACGAAGAGGTCGAGCGTGTCGATGAAGTCTCAAAAGAATTGATAGGTCAAGTGAACAAGAAGCGCACCCTGCAGAACATCCCGTCGAAGACTAAGAAGGCTTCCGACGTCCTCAACCGCGGTCTCATGCGCGCGGCTGGAATCAAGCCGCCGGTTCAGAAGGAAGAAGCCGTCGAAGAGGAGCGCAAGGGTCTTTGGGCGAACATCTGGGCTAGGCGCCGCGCCGGCAAGCGGATGCGCAAGCCCGGTGAAAAGGGCGCGCCGTCGGCTGAAGCTTTGAAGTCGGCTCAAGAGTCGATTGAGATCGATGAAGCGGCGAGCGCAGGTTTAGCGGCTAAGGCGAGCAAGTCGGGCATATCACTCTCTACGCTACAGAAAGTCTACCGCCGCGGCGTGGCTGCATGGAACTCAGGACACCGTCCCGGCACCACACCACAGCAGTGGGGCATGGCTCGAGTCAACTCCTACATCGCCAAGGGCAAGGGAACATACGGCGGCGCCGACAAAGACCTTCACGAGATGGAGGAGAACTACTCTTCCAGCAACCCAAAGTACCACGCGGGATTAAGCGCGTCGACAAAAGCGGCACGCGTCGCACACTGGAAGCGTGCCGACAAGATGTCTGATCGCGATCCACGTGCTTACGAGCCAGCGCCGGGTGATAAGACCGCGAAGACGAAACCAAGCAAGTACACGAAAGCGTACCACAAGAAGTACGGAGACTGACATGAAGACCTTTAAACAGTTCAAGGAAGAGGGCTGTGGCGACGACTGCGAGTGCAGGAAAGAGGGCATCGAT